AACGGGTCTGCCAGTAAGGCAAATGATTTTCCTCCTCCGGCACTTCCGCCATACAATACATCTCTTTCACCTGCCGATAGAAACTCCTCTTGAGGGCCCGGATTCGGCTTAAATACAACTTCATACTCGTCGACCAAATCGCCAACTGCAGACGGTATGTTTTGTAAGTCTCCTTTATCAATGAGTCGAGATGTTTGCCCTTTGAGAGCATCTTCCACCTTTTCGACACTTTTTTCCAAGCGTTTTGCGTACGTTTTTTTATCGTTTGCACGTTTCGCTGTCCTTTCTGCCCGTTTCTTTGCATCCCGTATACGTTTTCGGGTTGCAATTCGTGCCTTTTCTAAACTGGAGAAATGGTAGGTTGCTTTAGGGGCGTTGGGATCCCGTTTGGGTCTACCTCGTTTTTTCTTGGGAGCTTGATGCTGGTCTACCACGATGTATCTTTCCACCGGTTGCGAGTTTCATACCGTAAACTTGAAATAACTCTGCTTTATTTTCTTCCACGTTTATTCCCTGCTCTATTTCATCGATGAGAGCTTTGACTCTATTAAATTTTTTACCTTTAGCCATCAATAGTTACCTCTTTTTTTGGGGGTAGCAAGACCACCCCGTGTATTGCCTGTACATTATGGTTCACAGTTTCCTGTTTTGCCACTCCCACACGATTTAAGAGGGATTCTGCTGCTCTCAATCGTAGATCATCCCCTCGATCCGGTATCGGATTGTCTATTGTGCTCACCAAACGGTTTGCAGCCTTGAGGGCATTGACAGATAGGATGCTTTTTGTGCGTTCTACAATTTCATTTGCTAAACTCGAACGCAACCAACCGACAGATCCACGAGAATATCCTGCATCTAGGGCTGCTTGTGTGGCATCTCCGCCATTTTCAAATAAATTCGTTAAGAAAGATTGCTGTTGTTCCGTCAATTCTTTCTTTTTTTGATTTGGTTGTATCAAATTCATGCTAAATCTCTATATTATCGATGCAAATAGCCTATTTAGACTGTGTGTAATCATATATAACGGTGAAATCTCCTGCTATATTGCCCTCGATATTTATATAATAGGTATTTTACGTGGTTATGTCAAGATTTTAGTTGACAGGATGGTAAAAGATGCGTATGATGGGGTATACCCCGCCGGGAGATACACCACTATACATCTCTTAGGGGTATGTTTCTCATATAACTAACCAAAATACACAAAAAATATGTCGACATTCCATGCAAATGCCGGGGGGCCCCCCATGCACCTAACGTGGCATATGGCAGGAAATATATATTTATTTTTTTTTGACATTGTAACAGATTAATTCAAACAAAAAACCACCAAAAAAAACATACTAGGTAATAACTCCTTATTAATTACATTATACATATATATGTGCATAGCTCGATTTGTCATTTTAGTTAATCATATAATTTATTCTAGATGATATTTGTTGATTACATAAAAGTATCATTTAAACAACTCAATAATTAAAAACATACAAGAATAATAAATACTTAAATATTATTCGCCGGATATAAAAAAACCGGCCTATATTTCTATAAGCCGGCAATTTTAACAAGGAATATATTTTATAATCTAGCTATTCAAATCAGTCAAGATATAATTACCTTTATCTATATTATACTGGGTCTGTGCTTTATTTTCATTTAAAAACATATTTCGATATCTTCCGGTAGTAGTGGAATAATCCCACTTATCTTTGTCTAGATATATTTGACCCTCATTAGTTCGGCAAGCAATAATAGTGTCATAGCTCTGGAAATAATAATTGAAGTTTGCATCAACTATTAAAAATTGGTTCGGAATTTGTCGACCAGAATTATTACTTTTCATATTATAAACTTTTTTAATGCCTACTTTAAAAACTTGTTTATTCATCTTTTTAACCTTTCATTAATTAGTATGTTTTTATTTTATAACAAAAAAAAGAGGGGCAAACAACCCCTCATTTTTCCCTTTCCTATTGTTAAAAAAAATTAACTCATAAAGATCATTTTATCAGCTACATTTTTTCCAAACTGGTCTTCAATTTGTTTTTTTAATTGCTCCTGCAATTTTTGAGTAACAAATACTTGCTGTACTGGGTCAGAAAGTTTTTTGATGTGCTGACGTGCCTCAATTTCTAATACTCTCGCCGGTAAAACAACATTAGAATTACAAGCATTGCAGCAACGACCATTTAATACAACTGGTTCAGCATTGTTACCATTATCCCAGCCATTAAATTCTACTGGTATGTCATTAGAACAAATATCACATTTAGTCATACTACTCACCTTTCGTATTTACTATTTTAAAGTTTTTAAGTGTCGTTATTTTTTCGGAATTAATCCATCCATCACAATTATTATTTTGTAACCACTTCACCAATGTTGAAGTGAGATTCTTTTGCATATGAACTAGATCAGATAACAACCTTAATTGATCACTATCAATTATAATTTTATGATCTAAATCATAATCACTACTTATATAAACTTCTTTTTTATTTGCACTCATAATTTTTCCCTTTCCTATAAAATTGATGCAAGTAATAAGACAATAATAAATAAACTTAAAACTGTCAAAGTAAAAAATATCATTTTTAGAATTACTGGTGAACCAGCAACAATAGAAATGATACTCATAATACCGGCAAGGGTAAAACTTACCAATGCCGATATATAAATTTGATCTTTAAAAACACTCACGTTTTTACGTCCACAATTTTGAGTATTTCTTTTTGAGAATACTCTTGAGTTCGTCCTCTAGAATTTCCTCAATTTGTGAAGTAATCTCATCTTGTAATTGATCATGGGTAACATAATCATTATCCAATGATCTTTCAATTTCTTCCACGTTATACTTCAAATCGTCTATGTAGTCTTCAATTTGAGTTTTATCATCTTTTACTTTTAAGTCTTGCCATTTAATGAGTTTCATAAAATAATCTCCTATTTTTTTAGAATGTGATAAAAGCATAAACTAGTAAAATTAGAAATACAAGTAAAAAAAACTTATAAATTATTAGTAATATTTCTATGAAATTTTGCATCTAATTTACCAGTCTACTAGCATTTTCTAGATCTAGCCATAGTTCGCTATCCAATACGTTCCTAACTTGGTTCTCACGTTTACGTCTTACCTCGTGGACGTTTTGGTTTTTTCTGCCACGTTGTTCTTCAGTGTGTGTCGACCAGCTAGTTAAAGCATTGTAACCACTCCAAAGAGTGTGTCCGTTGCCACTATTCAATTCACTCCTAAAGTTATCCAATAAATGATCATGTAGTTTTTCATTGAATTTCACTTTGTCTTTTAAGTGCTGGTATTTATCAGTGTTCTTACATAGAGTTTCCTTGAGTATTTGACTAAAATTTTGTTCACTGCAAGGGGCATGAAGCCATTTATCCATAGTATGTTTATGCTCCAAAAACATATCACTGGAATATACTGTCTTTCCAATCATACTCTCCGGTGATAATCCGGACGTATGTTTTGATATTCCATGATAGGCCTTTTCACCACCAAATACACAACTATTTCTACATAAACTTCTATATGCTCCGGTAAAAACTTGTAGTGCCCATGTCATATTTATGGAATTAAATATATCGATACGAAACATAACACTATCGCCTTGTTTTACATCAACTTTTAATTCCGGAAAATAGATAGTCCTATGTGCTTTTAATCCATCCTCATATAGTCTATCATGTATCTCCATTTTTTTATCTCGTAAACTACTATCAAATATATTATTATTTTGTAGTGCAAATAGGTTATAGTGGGGTACTAACTTGTATGTTTCTGATACTGGTTTAGTCTGAATAACTGTATCTGTTTTTACATTTAGTAATCCATAATAGCCTTTAATTTCAGTGCTATAAACTCCGGTTTGAGTATCTATAGTGTTACCATCTAGGACGTGCAATGGTACTTTTTTAACTTTCCCATATTCCTCATATAGCGATAAATCTAGCAAATTATTATGCTTTACTGCCATACCATTCCTAATTGCCTTTACATTATTTGTTTCGCCTCTAAAGTTTACTATTTCATTCATTATTTGCCTCCCTTTTTTTCTAATACTTTTTTTAATTGTTTTAAATAAATTTCGATATCATGCCAAAGATAATAACCAGCATTGATTTCCATATTTTCTAGTGCTATTACTATTTTTTTTTCTAGGGGTATATGAATATCTACACCACTGCTAGTTATTTCAATTATAGTATCATTCATTATTTTGCCTTTCTATAAATAGATTGAAAAGTGTTTAAAAATCTTCCAGTAAAATTTTTTCAATCTTTTTTAATTTAATTTCTGGATTTTCTTTTACTGCAAATTGTTTTCTTATATTTTTATTTTCTAGTGCTATATGTTCATCAATAAAATGCTTATTACATAGCACACAAAAATCAAATAAAAATTTATTTTGTTCTTTAGTTCCATTTAAAAATGGCATTGCCTTTCTCCTTTCTCTTAATTAAATTTTTGAAATCATAATCTATTTCTTGCAAACAAGCAAACTTTTTTTTGTAGATAACTAAAAAAAAATCTCACCGGAAAAGCTGAGGAGATTAAAAAACCGGTGAGATTCTCTCAATGTAGTAATCCGAAAGGTAAATAAAAGATTACTACAAACTATTTTTGCGTCGCATCATTTGTCAAAGTTCAGTGTCGCATCATTTGTCATGTAGTTCCGTGAGTTCGGGTAAATCTGCCCCACCATCTTCTATGTCGAGTATTTTCCAAATTTCATCCAAAGTTTTTTGGCCACTCACGGACATTCTTTCGTAATCCCATCCTAAATCCCCTACAAGTTCCAATAGTCTTCTATATTTTGTCTTACCCATCAAATAATCCCTCCCATTTTTTCTGTGTAAGTTCATACGTTAATTGATTCATTATTTCATTCATCTGCCTAACATACTTGTGTCCCTCTCCGTATGTTTTCTCATGTTCAAGTAAAAAATCTTTTAGTGAACCATCTAGTAATTCATCATAAATACTATCAAATATAGTTTCTTTTGTATTATCATTATGTATGTTACTCATGCCTTTACCTCACCTATTCTATTCTTGCTAATGACATTTCAATCTCTTCTAAATCTTTGTATTGTTTTTCAGTTATCTTGTAAGGACTATGTTGCACATGATAGTCGACTCTCCTAGTAATTTCTTCGTTTAACCAATCTATAGCCTCTTGTTCATTATCAAATAATTCTGTATCAGGATCAGTGTCTAAACTATCAATGGCATATACTACTTTATATTTTGTCATTTCTCTGCCTCTCTAACTAATTTGTATGTTTTGAAATGTTAGCATACAAATTTCCAAACTGTCAATAATTATTTTCTACCTCTAATTACAATTTCACCAGCATGATCACAATCACCGGATACTGGACATACAATAATGTCTTCTTCAGAGTCAATCCAATGATTATCCTTTGCATCACCATCATCTCTAAATTCCGTTTCCTCAATAACTCTAACATACATTTTTCCTATATCTGCATCCTCATTTACCAAACTCTGTAAATGTTCAATTAAATGATTGACGTTCATTTTATTTATCTCCTATTTATCTACCGGTTTAATTACTTCAGATATATACTCATCAATTAATTTTTTTCTATGGTCTAAAATCCTTTTAGTTACACTCTGTACTTCTTCGCTAGATACCAATAACTCTAATAGTGCATCCTCATTTTCTCTATCAGATAAACTAAACTTTCGCATATCCAAGTTATTTGTTTGCAAAAGAAATAGATGCAAATTCGCTAAACGTTTTAATTGATCTTCAGAAGTCGGACTAAACTTTGATTTATCACCTTTTAAAGTTTTGACAAAATCAAAAGCAAGTTCGACAATATGATCTATGTAAGTTATCTCCAGTATCGCCTTTTTTTGACTAGGCGACAATTCTTCCATCATCTCATATATTAGTTCTAGTTTTCTCTTCATTTTACTCATTGTGCTATCTCCCAATCATATAAAGATTTATTCCAATCTTGTTGATTCATCATGTATGCAAAATTTTTATAAGACATTTGTAGTGTATGTTTTTTAGCATCAAATATTTTACAATCTGTTTTTCTTAAAACCACCTTATCATCATAAAAAGATACTTCAGTATGTATTGTATCCTCACCATCATGGCATTTATCCAAAACACTATCTAAAGTGTCTGCATCATTCCATTTATAAAATATATAAGCACTACATAAATATTTACTCATCTTCATTCTCCAATCCTAATTCAATATATTTTTCAACATCATCTCCACTACCTACAACTCCTTTGACACTTAAATAGGTATCTCTTGTGTTGTCTGTCCAATCTTCCTTATCTAAAAGAATAAAATCTATTCTTGTGTCTTGTGGATAATCAGAAAGTTCTTTTATTAATTCTTTTACAATCATTACCTTTCTCCTTTTTTAAGTTCTTTTAATCGATCAATAACATTTTCAATACAATCTCCAACAGTTATACAACTACCATCATTGTCTTTTGGTTTATCATATAAATTTGCTTGTTTAACTTGACGTTGAACATCATACATATCACACAACAAATCATGTATAGTATTCGTATTATATTTACTCATCCTCTAACTCCTCATAAACAATAATATATTCTTTTATTGCACCCCTAATTAAATCGGCAACACTAACTTGTTCACGATTTATTACACTATGTTGATAAGCAAATTTTGATAACTTATCGTAATCAGCTACCGGTATTGTCAAACTGTATGTTTTAGTTTTTTCACCTATTTTCATTGGTCTAACCATCTTCTTCTACTCCATATCCTACACACAAAAAATTATATCCTTTTGGATTCTTATGAAAATCAAGAGCATCATGGATATATCCCCACTTAATTAAATTGCTTAAGACGTGCCCATCCTCTTTCCAATCTAATCCAAACCAAAAAACACCTTGTTCAGTATCCGGCAATGTCCAATTATGTTTTAGCAAACTCTTCATCTGCTCACCATTTAAAAATTTAGGTATCTGCCTTTGTTTACCCATACCACCCCCTAATTTTTTTAATTCCGGAAATAGCTCTAGCTGTTCTTCTTTACTCATTTTCATTACCTCTCCAATTTTCCACTTTAGTTAAAATACTCTCTGCAAATAGTAAACGACCTCTGCATATACCCATTCCATGCAAATCAGCTCCGTCTGCTACAGTACTCCAATGATGCTTTTTATTTTCTTTAACTTCATCATCACAGTGATTAATTATCTCCTCTAGTAATAATGCTTGGTTAGTTATAGTATTTTTCATACTCTTTATCACGTCATCACTATTCATTTTCATACTCCAATCGTTTTATTTCTTCGATATATTTACTTTGTAAATGATTCGGCAATTCTGTCATTCTTACCCATTTTTCACCATCATTAAGTCCTTTGTCCCACATAACCTCATCTACTGAAGTTTTATGGTATATGACATGAAACGGATCAATAGGTTTATTATTTTTAAGAATGACATAATCATCCTCACACAATTCTACTCTATCCATTCTCATACTCCCATTTAGATATCAATTCCAATAACCCCTCTGCAAGTTCATTGCGACCTAAAGAAACATACTGATCTTGAGAAAAACACTCTTGGTACTTTAAATATCCGTGATCTTCTACTTCATGTTGTAAAAATTCTTTTATTTTTTTTAGTGTAGTAAATCTATTCATCTCTACTTTTTCTTTAGGAGTATCTTCAATCTCCCAATCTTCAATGGAATCTAGTAATGCTTGACTATCTCTAGTAGAAATTTCATTGTTTACGTTATCTTGTAACCATTCTTTAACTTTATTTAATACTTTTTCACTCATTGCCTTTCTCCTCAACTAATTGCCTTTCTTCTTTGTTTAAACTATCCCAATCTGCTTTCTTTATAGTAAATTTACGATTTGTAATGGGAATACAAATCTTTACATTTTTACGACCTACTTTAGCCCAAGCAAGTCGACCACCAGATACTGGTAATCTGGTATCATTAAAACTAACAGAATAAAGTTTAGCACTCTCCCAAACTTTACCTATCGGTCTTTCTTTCGACGATTTCATGTTTTGCCTCTCTATCTATTTGCCGTTCTATTTTATCCTTTTTCTTATCCGGTACTTGTTTAGATAAGAATCTTTTATCTGTCCTTAATATTCTTGCTATCGGATTTATTCTATTAATTTTTTTCTTCATAGTGTCCCCAATAGATTATATTATAAATGGAATGGTAAATCATATGATTAACACTTGTCAAGAAAATTTTTATATATTTTTAAAAAAAATATGTTAAGGTAATAAACATGAAACAAAAAAGAACGAAAAAACAAACACTTATATACTACACTGGATTGACATTTTTAAAAGTCGGCAGTGTATTTTCAAGTATAGGTAATTGGTTTTGGCGAAAACATAGGGATATTTTGGATACACTAGATTGACAATATTTATGAGAAAGGCAAGTTATGAAATCACCAAATTGGTTGAAAGGTTATGTGGAAACATTAGACATACCCTATTTAGGTAGATACCGATCTGATTGTCCGGTATGTCAAAAGAAAAATACGTTTAGTGTAACAGATGACGGACTACAACGTTTGTGGTTTTGTTTTCATGCTGATTGTAATGTATCCGGAAAAACTGGAATTAATCTATCTAGAAAACATACCGGTTCACCATTTCGTAAGCACCTAAAAAAGTTAAGCACGGATAAAATTTTTGAAGTTCCGTTGACATTTGTAAGTCTATCTAGAAGTTTAGATGCTGAATTGTACGTTCGTTCTGTAGGTGCATATGATTCGTATATGTCAGGCGAGGTTGACATACGATATGATTTTAGAGAGAATCGAGTGGTATTCTTGGTTAAGAATGATTCACAAATTGTAGATGCGTGTGGTAGATCACTCAACCAACGTAAACCAAAGTGGAGAAGATATGGAAGTAGTAAATATCCTTTTGTCGCAGGAGATAGATCTAGTGTCTTTGTTGTCGAAGATTGTTCTAGTGCTAGTAGTGTTGGGGGTTTATGCACAGGATTAGCATTGATGGGCACAAATCTTTTGGATACACATATAGATGTAATAAAAAAGTATAAAAAAGTTTTTGTGGCTCTTGACAAAGATGCTACAGATAAGGCAATAAAGATAGTACGAAAATTAAAACAGTATGTTCCAACAAAGTTAGTTGTGTTACATAAAGATATAAAGAATATGGAAAGGCAAGAACGAGATGAGTTCATACAATACCACGTCAATCGATAAACAAATTTTAGGATTTTGTTTGAATAACGAGTTTTTTGAACGTGCAAAAAACATACTTGATAGACAGATGTTTGATCGTGATATGCGAGATATATTTGATACGTTATCATTCTATCACACAAACTATGCTAATGACATTCAAGTCAATGAGTTGAGTGTTTTGTTTAACGATAGGAATCCGGCGATACCGGATAGTGCTAGGAAAAAGATACAAGAAACAATCTCACAATTAGAAGCTGGCAATCCTAACAATGTTGAGTTGCACATGGATATGCTAAATAACTTTTGGTTGCGAGATCGTGCACGGATAATCGGTGAGAAAGCAATCGAAATATTTACTGGTGATAGTGAGGAGTTCGGCGAGTTACGTCGTTTGATAGATGCCGTAGAGGATGGTCGTATTTCTGACAAAACAACGTACGAGGTAGTTGAAGAAGGTTTAGCTGAATTATTAGATGAGCAAGCAAAAGATCCGGATTTTAAATTTGAGTTAAATTTAATAAATGAAAAAGTTGAAGGTTGTGATAGGGGTAATCTAGGTATTATCTTTGCACGTCCGGAAGTCGGAAAGACTACATTTTCTTGTTTTTTAGCGTCGAGTTACATACGACAAAAGCACAAGGTTGTATATTGGGCAAATGAAGAACCGGCTAAAAAAATAAAGTTGCGTTTAATCCAATCATATTTTGAGGTAACAAAAGAGGAGTTGAATAACAATCGAGATAAGTACATACCATTATACCTAGAACATATGCAACCATACTTGACAATTATGAGTTCTGTAGGTACAAGTGTAGAAGAAGTGGATGAGTACGCAAAATTAAATAAGCCTGATGTAATGTTCTGTGATCAACTAGATAAATTTAAGATAGACGGAAATTATAATCGAGGTGATGAAAGACTAAAAGAAACATATGTAATGGCAAGAGAGATAGCAAAACGAAATAAACTTTTATTGTGGGCAGTTAGCCAAGCGAGTAATGATGCACATGATCGACAATTCATTGACTATGCAATGATGGATAATTCAAAAACAGGTAAAGCCGGTGAAGCAGACATTATTATAGGGATTGGAAAGACAGGATCGAGTGAGTTGACCAATGATGTACGACATATTTGTATATCGAAAAATAAGTTGAATGGTTGGCATGGAATGATCAATGCACAGATAGACATATCTAGGGGGTTTTATTATTGATATGAATGATAGGTATGTTATCTACTGTGATGATTGTAAAGAGACGGGTGCTTTTGTGAAGCATGAGGGTAGAGGTGCTTTCTGTTTGCCTTGTTACGTAAATAGAAATCCTGAATTAAAAGGTAAAATAACTATACATGAAAGGAAAGATAAATGAAAAAATATTTTGAAAAGAAATTTGGTGAGGGTACGGCCTTTGATCTTGATTATGGTAAGCTACTAATTATTGCACTACTAATTTATATTGCATTTTTTAAGTCTGCATCTTCTGCAATATGGCAAGATAAACCTATTATGTGTGCAAGTAAAGATGAGATACTCATGGCACTAGATGAAAGAAGTGAGATAGTTCGTTTTTATGCTATGCAAGAGACTAAAGTTTGGGATGGGGAAGATTTAAAAGAACAACCAGTTTCTCTAAAACTAGCTATATTCGTAAATAGCAAAACAAAAACATACTCGATAGTAGAGGCACACCCAACATATAAGACTTTTTGTGTTGTGAGTTACGGAGAAAATTTTAAAGAGGTAAATAAATAGTATGCGTGTATTGACGTTTGATGTAGAAACAACACACATGACTACACCTAATGGTGGATCAAATCCATCACCACATTTTGGTAATCGTCTAGTATCTCTAGGATTTAAGTGGTTAAATAGTGAATGTACATACCTATGTTTTCATCATGCAGATAGAGAGCCACATAGCAATGCGTTCGATATATTTAAAGATGCGTTAAAATTAGCAGATGTATGTGTCGGTCAAAATATAAAGTTTGATTTGGGTTGGATACGCAGTTGTGGTTGGGTATATAGTGGGGAGATATACGATACGATGGTTGCAGAATATATTCTATCGAAATCGAGACGTTGGCCTTTGGGACTTGCTAGTCTCGCAGATAAGTATGGTGTTACCAAAAAAGAGAAAGACCTCGTTACACCATATCTGAAAGAGGGAAAAACTTTTTACGATATACCGTGGGAAGTTGTTGAAGAATATGGAAGAGCTGATATTATTGCTACAGAAGAAGTGGCACTAAAACAACTGAGTGCCTTTGGCACAACATTTGAGGATTTATTTGATGGAAAAAGAATTAATACCTACACTTAAACTTTCACTTGACATGACGAAAGTTTTAAGTAGGATGGAGTATGATGGTTTAAGAGTTAATTTAGATACCTTACAAGAGATTAAAGATGAATATCAACGAGAGATGGACAAACTACAAGTGTTACTAGAACGATTAGCAAAAGATGCAATGGGAGATACACCGATTAATTTAGCGAGTCCGGATGATCGTTCGATGCTCTTATATTCTTGTAAGGTTAGAGATAAGGGTATGTGGGCAAAACTATTTAACTTGGGCACGGAAAAACGTGGTGCAACAGTTAAACAGAAGATGCGTAAACGTTTGAAGAAAGAAGAGTTCAAGAAAATCATACTGAATTGGACAGACGTAGTATATAAAACTGAAGGTGAATGTTGTGCAGGTTGTTTAGGAAACGGACGAGTTAGACCAGTACGAAAAGACGGTACACCGAGTAAAGCATTGCGTATCTGCAAGCCTTGTGATGGAACAGGTGTTATATATAGACAAAAAAACACCGTTGCCGGATTTAAACTTTTACCTAGAAATGCAGGAGATGTAGCATCGGCAGGTTTCAAGACAGATAAGGTTACATTAGAATCTAGAGTATCTAGTGTAACAGGGGTTGCAAAAGATTTTATAAAAGCATATACTCGTTACAATGCTCTACGAACTTACATGAGTACATTTATAGAGGGAATAGAAAATAATGTTGACGAACATGGTTTCATACATCCTGAATTCATGCAGTGTGTTACTGCGACGGGCCGACTTTCGTCTCGCAATCCGAATTTCCAAAATATGCCGAGAGGATCCACATTCGCTATACGGAAAGTTATTGAAAGTCGTTTTGAGGGTGGTAGTATACTTGAGGGGGATTATTCCCAACTAGAATTTAGAGTTGCAGGATTTTTATCGAAAGACAAACAGGTTTATGATGATGTTAAAAAGGGTACAGATGTGCATAGTTATACTGCAGAGATAATAGGGTGTTCTCGTCAAGAGGCAAAGGCACATACGTTTAAACCACTATATGGTGGTGTATCCGGCACAGATGCACAACAGAGATACTACAACACATTTAAAACAAAGTATAAGAGAGTTTCTGATTGGCACGACGAATTGCAAAAAGAGGCAGTTCGCACCAAGCAGATCAAGCTACCATCGGGCAGACAGTTTGCCTTTCCTGATGCTCGGTGGACAGCGTGGGGGACAGCGACAAATCGCACGGCAATTTGCAATTATCCTGTACAGGGATTTGCCACAGCAGATTTGCTCCCCCTCGCACTAATTGAGTTACATCGAAAGATGTCCGAGATGGGACTAGAGTCCCTAATTTGCAATACGGTGCATGATTCTATTGTATTGGATGTTCATCCAAATGAGAAAGAAGATTGTATCCGGTTGTTGAGTGATACCATGCGAGACATACCGAAGTTAGCGATGTCTCGTTATGGTATTGATTATGATATGCCAGTTGGCATAGAACTAAAGATCGGCCAAAATTGGCTCGATTTAAACCCAGTAGAACTATAAGGAGTTAAAGAATGGGAAATACAGAAGTAGTGAACTTATCGGAAGATATGGACAAAATTGTCGATGCTTTTAACAGTGATGATACAGATGCACTGATGGAAGCGTCCGGTCAAGGTACGAAAGCCGGACAAACAGGTTTACCTCGTTTGAACATCAACTACGATCAAGAAAATGAAGATGGTGCTCAGTTAAAACGTGGTACTTGGAGAATGTACTTGGATGGAAGAAGTTTATACGCAGATACGGTGTATATCACTCCTATCCTACGTACGTTTGAATATAGTCTGTGGGATTCTGAGTTAGGAGAATTTTCTTGTAAGTCTGTGCAAAAGCCAACTTTACAAGGGGAATTTCCGGATAATTCAGGCACAAATAAGTGTGGTAGGTTATCGAGAGATGAAGAAGAGAGCCTAAGTCAAACAGACGAAAAACTAATTCACTCTCGATCTGTAAATTGTAATCAAATAATTTATGGAACGATACACGGAGATTTTAAAACTGCAGACGGTGAAGAGGTAAAGATTGATAAGTCTAGTGAACAGCCTGTGGTTTTTTACTCGAAGCGATCTAGTTTTAAACCAATTAGTGATTTTATAGCCGGACTAACTAGGCAAAATAAAATTATGCAGAAGTGTGTAATTCGTTTAGTTACTGATAAGAGAAAGCGTGGTAGTGTAAACTACTGGGTTCCTGTACCAACGTTTCATGCTGATTCAGAAATCACGGATAAAACTAAAGAATTGATGGGTGCATTTGCACACACCGTTAAGGGACATAATGATAATATTATGTATCAATATAAATCAAATGTGAAGTTACAAGATAGTAACCAAGCAGATGATGAATTGGCAGATAGATTTAAAAATGCTATCACTGCTTAAAATTCAAGATTACTTGAATAAAGCGAATAGGGGGGATGTTACCATCTCCCCATCTTTATTAGAAAAGTTTGCTAGGGATTGTAGAGATTCTGCAAACAAGCAATTAAGTGGGCGAGAGAAAACAGGATGGCGAATACGTATGTCCGGTTTGGGACGACCTCTATGTCAACAGATGTTAGAACGTGATGGTAAAATTCAAGACATGGAATACAATGCCTTGTTTAGATTTTTATTTGGGGATATAACAGAAGCCATCGTTATGATGGTTTTAAAAGGTGCAGGTATAAAAATAGTAGATGCACAAAAGTCAGTAGAATTAAAGATAGATAACAATGTAATAAAGGGTACACTTGATGTGATACTTGAAGATGAACTGGGACAGCAGAAAGTTTGGGATATAAAATCAGCGAGTGATTGGGCATTTAAAAATAAATATAGAGGGGGATACGAAACCCTAACACAAGAAGATCCATTTGGGTATGTCATGCAGGGGCACTTGTATGGTGAAGCTACGGGTCTGCCTTTTGGTGGTTGGATTGTAGTGAACAAATCGAGTGGTGAACTCTTGTTTGTTGAAGTGCCGGATTGGAAACAAGACGATAAGGAAACATACCTGAAAGATGCGAAAGCACGGATTAAGATACTAACAAATCCAAAAGCAAAATTCGTTAAGTTTCCGTTAGATTGGGAAACATACCGACGAGCTGGTGAAGTGGTACGCACAGGAAACAAGGTTTTGAGTAAAGAATGTAGTTTCTGTGGATACAGAAAACATTGTTGGCCAAAAGCTATCCTACACGATAAGATAACATCTAAAGCAAAGAATCCACCGCAAGTATGGTATGAAAAATTAAAAACAAAAGAGATGTAGTATGGCGTTTGTATTTGTCAACACGTATAGTGAAGAACTCATACGTTTAAATAAGGGGTTATATGTGGTGTATGTTGATGCCTATAGCCGTGTAGGTGGTGAGAGACGTATCGTTTATCTACGTCAACATGAAAAAGGACTACCTTTGACTCTACGTGAAAATTTTTCAGAAGATGGACATTTATCGAGTGAAACAGAGGCACGAGACATAATGACGTTACGGAGAGAAATTAGTGATATCTGTGATATAAAGAATGTAGGTGCAAATATATGTGTGCCTATTTTGCCTATATCAAATGAATTGAATAACATAGAACGGAGATCTCCTAAATTACATGAATACTTAATAGCACGTATGAATCGAGTAGGATTGGTGGTGCAGTAACAATGAAAACTTACGGTGGATATAGATCTGAATTTGAATTAAATATAGCTAGAAAATTAAAAGAGAATAAGGTTGACTTTGAATATGAAAATCATAAAATAGAATATATACCTAAGACACGGGTATATACCCCTGATTTTTATCTTCCAATCACAAACATATATGTAGAAGCAAAAGGTTACTTGGACAAAGATGACCGAGTCAAGATGTTGCTAGTTCAAGATCAACATCCGGACTTGGATATACGCTTTGTTTTTTTACGTGCAAACAACAAAATCCATAAGAAAAGAAAAACAACTTATGGAGATTGGTGTAATAAAAATAATTTTAAATGGGCAGAAGGTTTTATACCGATAGATTGGATTAGACATGACAGAACAAATTAATAAAAATTTAGAGTTGAAGATGAACATGGAAAAGTTTACATTACTTCCGGGTCGTTATTATGTTATACTCGAACCACTAGGATTAGATGAGTTTAGTATCACAGCATATGACACGATGGGAAAAGATGTGGAACGTGGTAAGTATGCCGCCGAAATCATACAAGAGGGTATCCTAGCATTGGTACGAGATCAACTCGACTTTGTGTACGATACAGGAAAGTTAGAGATAGAAGCAAAAAAATCCTTGAATAAATTTACTGAGGATGTTAATCTGCCTTCTCCTAAAGACAATATAGTTAAGGTAGACTTTGGAAAGAAACAATGATAGACAATGTCAATAGCCCGAAACACTACAATCAAGCAGGTATCGAGTGCATTGATGCAATCGAGGCGGCAACGGGTGATGGATTTGAACACTACTTGCAAGGAAACATCATCAAGTACGTCTGGAGATACCGATACAAGAACGGAACGGAAGATCTCCAAAAAGCCCAATGGTACTTGAATAAATTAATAAAAATTATAGAGAGGAAAAATGAGAAGTGAATTGTTGGCATTGTGGACACCAATTAATTTGGGGTGGGGATCACGACATTGAGGGAGAAGATGAAGAGTATTGTATGGAAACAAATCTTTCCTGCCCTAGTTGTGGTTCGTTTGTTTTGGTTTTTCTACCAAAAGATACACACCCTAAACCACAGATAGATCAAAAAACAAAACAATTAATTCGAGAGGAAAAAAATAGTGATGAATAATATGTTACCAACTTCTTATCAACAATTCATACACAAATCGAGATATGCTCGTTGGATAGATGATGAAGCTAGAAGAGAAGACTGGGATGAAACTGTAGAACGTTATATACAATACATGGTTTCTCATGTACAAAAGAAACACGGATATCAGATGGATGTTCCTACTTTGGCATCTATCAAAGAATCAATTTTAAGTTTGGAAGTTATGCCATCGATGCGAGCTATGATGACGGCAGGATTAGCCTTAGAACGAGATAATATCTGTGGATATAATTGTAGTTACATACCAGTAGATAGTCCTCGTGCATTTGATGAATGTATGTATATTTTAATGTGTGGAACAGGTGTAGGTTTTTCCGTAGAACGAGAAAACGTAGATAAGCTCCCCATAATTAGTGATAACATGAGTAAATCTACGATAGAGATAAAGGTTGCTGACAGTAAAGTTGGTTGGGCAAAAGCTTATCGAGAACTCGTAGCATTACTCTATGCCGGACAGATACCTTCTTGGGATATGTCTCTGATTCGTCCTGCAGGAGCAAAGTTAAAGGTGATGGGGGGACGTGCATCCGGGCCACAACCACTAGTTGACCTATTTAATTTTACCATACAGACATTTAAGAAAGCTACTGGACGTAGACTCTATCCGATAGAGTGCCACGATATCATGTGTAAAGTTGGTGAGGTTGTTGTTGTAGGTGGTGTACGCCGTTCTGCGTTGATATCTTTATCTAACTTAAATGATGATCAGATGCGTCATGCAAAAGCAGGACAATGGTGGGAAAATGACGGACAGAGAGCACTCGCTAATAATTCTGTAGCATACAAATCTAAACCGGAGATGGGGACATTTATGCGAGAGTGGTTAGCCTTGTATGATTCCAAGTCCGGTGAACGAGGTATGTTTAATAGGGAAGCCGCAGATAAACAAGCCGCACGTAATGGACGACGTGAAACAGGTTACGAGTGGGGCACAAACCCATGTTCTGAAATCATACTACGTCCATACCAATTCTGTAACTTATCTGAAGTTGTTGTTCGTGAGAATGATACCCTAGAAAGTTTAAAACACAAAGTACGTGTCGCAACAATCTTGGGCACTCTACAATCAACACTAACTGATTTTAAATACTTGAGGAAAATATGGAAACAAAACACGGAAGAAGAACGATTATTAGGCGTATCCTTAACTGGTATTATGGATCATGGTCTACTATCAAAGAATACGGACAGCAAGCGATGGCTAAAAGAAATGCGAGACGAAGCAATAGAGACGAACTCTACGTATGCCCGTTTGCTTGGAATCCGAACGAGCAGTGCAATCACTTGTGTCAAGCCGTCGGGTACTGTATCACAACTGGTGGACGCCGCTAGTGGTATACACGCACGTCATAGTCAATACTACATACGTACCGTGCGTGGAGATAACAAAGATCCGTTGACGGATTTGATGAAGCAAGCAAACATACCGAATGAACCGGATATGATGAAACCGGAAAATGTAACAGTATTTTCATTTCCGATGGAGTCTCCGAAGAACGCTGTGATGCGTACGGATATGTCTGCTATCGAACAATTAGAACTATGGAAAACATACGCCATTCATTGGTGTGAACATAAACCTTCCATCACTGTTTCTGTAAAGGAACATGAATGGATGAACGTAGGAGCATGGGTATATGATAACTTTGATATCGCATCCGGTGTATCATTTCTCCCATTCAGCGAACACACATATCAACAAGCACCATACCAAGAGATTGATGAAGCACAGTATAGCATCGAAAAGGAGAGGTTCAAGGATATTTCGTTGGATTGGGATAAATTATCGGATTTTGAAAAGGAAGATCACACGACGGGTTCACGGGAATTAGCGTGTACTGCAGGTGCGTGTGAAGTAGTGGATATATAATTATGAGTATAGAATTTATAGTTGTTTTAATTTGGATTGTGTTTGTGTGATGATAGAGGTACAGATAACAGAAGACCATCTTTTATCAGCGAAGAGGAAGGCGAGTTCGGTAGGAATCTTACAGGGGAGTATTACAGGCGGGATGAGTAATGTCGTCGGTGCACTCGGAGAAGTTATTGTTGCTGAATTGCTAGATGCAAAAGAAGTCAACTCCAAAGACTACGACTTGATTGATGGAAACATACGCATCGACGTAAAGACGAAGCGTTGCAATACAAAACCGATGTCACACTATGATTGTAGTGTGGCGGCACATGGTACGAAACAGGATTGTGATTCGTATGTTTTCGTTAGGATCTTAACGAGCTTGAAAATAGCTTGGGTATTAGGAAAGATTGATAAAGATATTTTTTACAATAAGGCAACACGTTACAAGCGAGGGGATTTTGATCCGGCAAATGGGTTTGTATTTAAGGCAGACTGTTATAACTTACCAGTCTCTGAATTAAACGACATACTAGCGGAAAATAAATTTTACCATGCCCAAGAAAGTACATAAAGCAAAACTATTCTCCTTTGAAGCAAACTTATTACAAAACGGTAATGTAGAGATTATCTGGGACTCTGTATCTCCAGAAGAATTTGAGAAGGAGATAAATACAAATCTTCCGGATTACGAGGGTTCTCATTCTGTAGCATCGATGTTACGATACTTTCGTTCGGTGGCAGATGAAATGATCGATAAATCACGTAGATTTATTTGAGTTCTCCTGCACTACCGCCAGCGTCTTTCTTTTGTTCCAAATATCTTTTATTTTTTGGATCTGCCATCATTTCTTTTAAGGTGTTTGCAAGTAATTTACCTTGACTTCTTCGTGTCGCATACGCAAAAGGCTTATCTTTTATTGTCTGATTGATTAATGATTCAACCTGTTTTACTTGACTTTTTGTTAGTTGACTGAGAAAACCTTTTTGGGGTTCACTAAGCATACCTCTAGCAATACTAAATGCTCTAGCTCCTCTAGCTTTGCCGCTTGAAAATTTAATTCTTGCACCCTCTGCCATACGAGGCATACCCATAGCAGGTTCAACATTCTTACTTCGTTGTCTATCCCTCTGTTTTTCGGTTGCACTCATCATAGGTGGTCTAGGTGATGCCATCCCACCGCCGTACATTTTTATTGGTCGTTGACCGTTCGTGTATGTTTTCATTTTAATCACTTTCTTCTTGTAAATTTGCATTTATTATGTCATCTTCTGACACTATAGGAGGTATAAATTGATCTATACCTCTATTACTTAAGGCCCATTCTCTACTAACAAAACCCAATAATTTTGTCGAAAAGTTTTCTATTTCGCCTGCTGTAATACTCTTTTTGTCTCTCAACAATTTTATCATAAATTTTGACATTTCTGTATCTTTGGCAGCTAAAGTCAATACACTAATTTTATTTGTTTGCAATAAACGGAAAGCATATTCTGCTGCGACATACTTTACACTAACCATACCTCTAGCAATATTAAATGCTCTACTTATAATTTCGTTGTATGATATAGGTCTAACTCTTCCTTCAGGAGTAAATGACATCCTAGCTACACCTCTGTTTGTCATCACAAGATTTGATAGTTCTAATATATCATCGAGCACATCTTCATCAAAAATTTCTTCAAATATTTTTCTGGTTTCAGTCCCTTCTTCTATTAAATTAATTATTTTTTCAGGACTCCCAAGAACTAACTTTGTTAAATCTTGTCCGCCTTCTTCACTCAACCCTTTTAGTGTAGCAACTTTAGCCGGAGCATAATCTCCAGTATCTATAAGTCCGTTAAAAAGTAAATAACTCATATGATCTTTAAATGCTTCTTCTGCCTCTCCTGCTGTTAAAGCTCTCTGTGTTTTTCCCTGTATACCTCTAACTGTTCTAGGATTCATTAATGCTTGAATAACCCCGTCCTTCAAGATTTCTATTTTTTTTGCACTTCCATCTATTACAAAATCTTGTACAAATGCTTGAGGGTTTCTAATTTTAGTTGCTTCTTCAATTACTTGTTCTACTCTATTGAGTATATTAACTTCTGCTAAAGTCTCAGAACTTTTCCCAACTCTAACTACATAATCTTTAAAATTTTTATGAGCTTTTTGTAATTTAGGGCTTTTTTTAGTTAATTCTATGATATCGGTTTCTAAGGCGTAAAATTCTTCTAAATCTAATAATTTTGCATCTACAGGCTTGCCTCCTTCTTCGGTGATTTCTTTTAATGTAAAAACAGAAGATTGATTTATTTCTTCCATTTTTTTTAATCTTTTAAAATCATATTCTCCAACTTTAAAATCACTCATATCTCCGCCTACTCGATTTCCTGTTGTATTTTTTGTTAAAATTTCTTGACGAAGAACTCCCCAGTGTTCTTTAAAATTAGATTCAACTGTATTTTTAACGAGCAATGCTTTTGCTCTTCCGAGTGGTGTGTAGGTATTAAATACAGGAACATATGTATTTTCAATAGGATCAAAAACAATATCGTCAGCCCAATATAGTGCTGTTTCTATTACTGATCGTTTAAGATCCCGCTCTGCATTACGTCCCCCTGCTATTGCCCGTTCTAAATTTTCTGCTATATCTTTGTGCCAATCAATAGGTTGTAAGTTTCTTCTGTATGGAAATTTAAGTCCTCCTATACTCACTTTATTTCCTTTTCCATCAGAATATGCAGGGCCAGTTATAGCTTTATCTATTTTTTCTCCTATTGACCCCGGTCTAACAGGATCAAAAGATACTTTTTTATACTCGTTTTTAGCTAATTTTAAAATTTGACCTGCATCACCGCCATTGAGTATATTTTCTAAATCTCCTGCTGCTTCTGTAAATTTTTGAGCCCTACTAAGATCAGATTTTTCAAATCTTTTTCCGGAGTATTGTAATGCTCTTCTAAATTCTTCCGCTTCAAATACTCCCGCTTGAAATGGATTAAATCCTTTTCCTTTGCTATCAGCATATAATTTTAAAGCTATCTCTAAATACGTTGGATTATCTGAAATGTACTCAGCATTTGCTTTATCTACTCCTCCCTCTTTTATAATTTTAGTGCTAAACCTAGCTTTTAATGTTCTTAATTCATCTAAATCAAAACCATTATTTCTAAAACCTTTTATAGCCATATCTTCAAATGCTTTAAATGCGTTTCTAGTGCTAAAATGTTTAAAAAATTCCCCTTCTTTACTAAAAAAAGCTCTTAAACCCCCCTCATCGAGTATTTTGTCTTTTCTACCAACTAAATTTTTTATGAATGGAACTAAATTAATTTTAACATCACCAATATCTTTAGCAGCATTGGCATAAATTAATCTTTTTATTTCATATTTTGCAGATTCATGTTCTTCATATATATTTTCTGTTAGAGTGTTTAATCTAGCTCTATGTTCAGAACTTCCTTTTATTTTATTTAATTCATCATGTTTTTTATTAACTGCATTAAGAAAATTAATTTTTGATTCTTGTAAAATTTCTATTCGTTTTTTTAAATTTGCTCCTGCATTTGGATCTAAGTCTATTTTCATAGCAGTGATATTTCTAATAAAATTTGGATCCATATCTCCGTCTACTTGTGATAAAACATACCTTTCATATTCATCAACCGCTTCTTTATAAGCATTTTTATTTTGTTGAACTCTTATTTTATTAGTATTCACTACTTCGTACATATTATTAAAATAATTTTCCAAATAACTCTTATTTTTAGTATCAACGCCTGTGCTATTTTTAACTTTTAAACGTATTCTATCTATTACTTTTTCTGTGTATTCTAAATGGGCTTCTTGAACTTTTTGTATGTTTATACCCTCTTGTAAAGTTTTACCTGACATACCTTGACTTAAACCGGAAACTTCTATTGCTTGTAGAGGTGCTAATCCTGTTACGGCTGCAAAACTAACTCTCAATAAATCTTCCATCTCTTCTCTTTCTTCACCTTCAAATAGATTTAATATACGAGATCTAGTGTTGTGATAATTATTTAGAGCTTCAAATACTGCTGCTCTTTGTTCTTCAGGTAGGTTTTTAATTAAAGAATCCATAGCAATCATAGATTCTCTTTCATCTTTAGTTAATTTGCTACCCCTCTTTCTCATTAAATAATTATCAATTTCTTCAAATTCTCTATTAGCAAGCATCCCTCTAGTTGCACCGAAAGTAAATATGGAGGCAAGATTATCTACTGCTTCAAGCCCTGTTGTAAATATTTTAGTAACTAACTTTTTGTCATCTCTAAATGTACCTATAGCTGCATCAGCAAATGCTAAAGGTAATTTTACTCCTATATTTACACCGTATTGTACGGCAGATTTACCCAACATAGCAAAAGATAATGCTCCTAACATACCCCCTGTTGCAGGTTCTACTTCTAGAGCATCCGAAATATAATTGTAACCGATGGTCTGTCCTATTGCAATTATTCCCTCATCTACGGCGGTAGCAAAATAAAAAGGATTACCTCCAAATTGAAAATAAATTTTGTTTCGTTGTGTTCGTAACGTTCTTAACTTTTTCACTATATCCATTTCGTCTTCATAATTAAGTTTTTTACTTCTTCTGCCTGTACTTAATTTATTTTCTAACTCGTTTATTTCTTTAGTTAGTCTCTCTTTTGTGTTTTGTACCTGTCTAGTAACACTAGCGTTGCCGACTGCACCTTGAATGTTAAACCTTTCTGACATCTTTAATAACCAATCACCAGTATATTTATCAAATCTAAATTTTGATAATTTATCGAGTTTTCGTTGTTTTAATATTCTGTATGCAGTTACATCATCTGTCAATTCAAGACTTTTATCGGTTTTTCGAGCTAGATCTACCATTTTTAAATGTTTAATTCCTTTTACTGCGTTTAATTTTGCAAAAGGAGCTGTAAAAAGTCCGTTAGCTACAAGAAATGCAACAAATTGTTGTTCTATAGGTAGTTCTTTAAAGCCTATATCTAATAATTTGTTACCGAGTTCTTCTGATATCATAGGTATATCTACTCTTTTATCTTTTCCAATTAAAGGAGCATATCTATCATTATAAGCCTCTATACCATGTATCTTTATATATTTTTCTTTTAATTTTTCATTCAAAGCTCTTGCGTATGTTGATTTAAAAGGAGCAAACCCATATAAATAATTAGCGTGGTGATCTGCCATTTCTTTTGCAAGAGAAGGTTGTATCTTTTCGAGTTCTTCTGCTATTGTTGTGTTAGTGAGTGCTCCTTTTAAAATTGGATATATGTGTTTTCCCATTATTTGAAGCCCGTTTGGAATGTTTCCTACAAATCTAGGAAACTCCATGAGTTGTCTACCTACTTCTCTGTAAAACTCACCTGTAGAGTAATCACTTATTAACAATTCTATTAATTTAGGATCCTTTATATCATCTTTTATTTTCTCAAATAAATTTTGTCTATTTAATTGATAGTTTTCTAATTGCCTTTGATCTCGCATAGTTAGATGTTGAAATGTCCCATCAACTGGCAATTTAGATGTATCTTCAAATTTTGGTATTGTTGATTGGTATGTTTCTGCTATTGCTAATGTTTCATCTATCTTTTTTTCTATCATTGCATTTATATCATTACCTGTATTGATAGCATTGATCATGTCTTCAGTTACTTCAAAACTTTTACCACCCCCCATATTTATAACTACAGGACTCTTATTTTCTAGTATTTCCTCTTTTGTAGGGTTTACTGGTTTAACAGCCTGTGTTACAGCTTTTTTTAAATATACCTGTGGTATGTTTGCTGTAGGTGAGTTTTCATCATTACTAGCATAAACAGCAGAATAATCATTGTTCGTTGGATCTTTTGTTTTTTCATTTTTTGCTTGTCTATCCATAGCAACAACAAATTGATCTTTTGTCATATTTCCATATTTTTTTGGATACAACTTTTTATACGCTTCAAAATTTGTATTTATAAAAGGCGTGTATTCTTTTTCTTTTTCAACTACTGGTGCATCAAGATTTTCAGTTTGATTTAATGCAGGTGAAGATACTTTATTTATTTGTTCTTGATTTTCCATTTATACACCTGTCCCTAATTTTTCATATATTCCTTCGCCAACGTGTTCATATAATCCTAAATCTGTACCATCTTCTTTTTTAAGAACTCTAAATTTATCTCCCTCTACTTTAATATCATACTGATCTGTATTAGCATCTATTGTATTTAAATTAGTAGAAGGGAGTTTTTCAGTTTCATCAGTATTTTTATTTACAGTTTCATCAGTATTTTTATTTACAGTTTTATCAGTATTAATATTAGGATCTCTCTTTACAAGTTGGTCTAGTCTATAACGATTACCATCTGCATCTGCATAAATTATTTGAAATGTATCTTTATGAATATAAATATCTATAGGATTTCCTTCTGGTGAAAAATACTCCGTCGGTTTGGTATTAAAATTTTCAAGATTAAGATCACCGTATGGAATATTCTCTGCTTTCAGATTAAAATTCTTCTGAGAATCAAAAGAAGTTTTTAGTATGTGATAAGATGTAGCGGCGTCAATTAACATAGCACTTTCTTGTGTTATACTTCCGTCCCCTTTTCCAAATTGTCTAACAATATTTAATCGTTCACGATTATGGGATACTTCATCTATTAATAGATCAATTTTTTGCAAAGCAGCTTTTCTTAAATCTTGCATATCACCTAGACGCACTAACTGTTGTTGAATATCCTGATTCGACAATCTGCCAGATGGATCTGCTGCTCTAGCAAGTCTAAATGCCAGAGCTATAGTCAATGCTTCAATCTTAGCAAATTCATCATCTGATTGAATTCTATCATTTAATTGTTTTCTAAATTCTTTTGCTTCGTTTGAATCATCATCTATGTAAAATTCACCGGATCTTAATCTTCTATTTTTATCTTTTCCATTTCCTGTAGCTATATCCGATAAAGTATCACTCTTCCCGTCAAATAAAACAAACGAGGATTGAAATATATCTTTAGCGACTGAAAGATTAAATTTAAAAAACTTTTTAAGGGCCTCAAACCCTAATGTCTCTCCTTCTACATTCTGTCGACTTTTTCTAAGTTCTTGTAACTGATTTAAAAGAAGATTTGTATTGGTGAGAGAATCTTCTAATTCACTAAAATTTTTAAAATTTAAATTAGATTTTTTCAGAGCATATTGTTCTCTAGTTAATGAAGAGGTGTTTTGTATTTGAAAACCAACTCCTGATACTGGTGGTTTCATCTGCATAGCTTGATCTTTAAAACTCATAAAGGGTGCAAGAGCATATATCAATTCTTCATCAGATAAATTGAGAGATTGTAATTCCTTATAAATTTCTGCTAGAGTTTTTTCATTAGAAGTAGTTAAACCTTCATCTGGGTCTAGAGCATTAACGTTAGGCACTATTTTACTTATTTCCATAGTGGCTTTAAATATTCTTTGTTTTTTATCAGGATTAGCATCTATTAATTTACCATAAAATTTTTCATTTAAACTACCCGATAAACCGTCTATATTTTTCATATTAAGATTTTCAAGTATTTTAATTACTCCTTCTTTATTATTTTCGTTTATTGGAACTCCAAATATTTCCGTACTATCGGGGATGTTAAATACTGCCATATTATCTTTATTAAATAAATTTTTTCCTATATTTGATTTTACTGTTGGTTCTTTTGAATCAGGATTGAGATTGTCGAAATTATTTAAATTAAATACAGGTATAAGTTTACTTATTTCATCAAGATTAGTAGCGTCTGCTTTTATTTTCTGTAAATTATTTTCAATAATAGCTATTGAAGAGTCTAGTTGTGATTTAATAAGATTATAATAATTAGGATTGTTTTTCATTAATGTTATAAAAGATGGATCAGATGCACTTCTCTGATTTACTTCATTTACAAACGCTATTGGATTTCGATTTGCGTCGTTATTAAAAGTAAAAAATATATCTTTATTAAGTTTTATTTTATAACCTCCTGTATCTTCTTTGCTATCGCCGTGTTTTCCGAATATACTATAACCGTATACTTTCCCTAACGTATCATATACTGATCTAGGTATTTTATATTGCACATCTTTTTTATAATTAGTATCAAAAAGAGACACATTTTCACTAAATGTTACTTCTATTACTTGATCTTTTTGTTTATCTTTTTCTTCTCTACGTGTGGGTTGAAGTTTAGCATAGATATCATCAGCCTCTTCTAAACGAACTCGTGGTGTTTCTTTTCCAAATAAACCAATTTTGGGTTTGCGTTCTAGTTCTTCTTTCTTAGAACTTACCATGCCCTGTATGTATTTTATATTGTCAAGTTGTGCTTGAGATAAATCAGGATTTAAAGCAGCCTGTTGAGCAATATTGCTACTTATCGTTTCTAGCCGATTAAAATCAGTATCTCGTCTAGCTCGTTCTCGTTTTATGTTATTTGTAAAGCCTTGTATTAATCCTGCAGCAAGTGCAAATCCTATACCCATCTTATTTTTCTTTCTCTTGTTTAGTCATTGATATAAAATTTTCTTCAGTAACAGGTTGAGGAGACATACCCTTTCTCAACCCCTCATTCATTGTTTCTTGTATGTAAGAAAACATCATCGGATTATTTTCTTGCATCATTCTAAAAAATGTTTTATCGGACATTTCATCTTGTGTCATTTCATCTTCGTTTTCAAAGAAACGATATGGTATGTCATTTTCTTCACACATACTAGCTATATGTAGTGCTAAGGGGCCTTTTATGAGAGTTCCTACATCCGGACTAAAACGACCATCTTGAAAACCTTGAAAAATATACCCCTCAACCATTGATTCGATTGATACACCTACCATCGCTAACTTAAACATTTCTTGTTTTGTTTTTGGAGCTTCCAAACTATTTATTGCCTGTTCTAAAACCATTTCTGGATCAACATCTCTCGGTGGTTTTCCCCACGGCCATCGTTCATTATCTAGTGTTAGAGAATGACCCGGTGGTGCAGGAGCAAAATTATCTTTTTCTGTTATGGTTGCTTCCATCATCATTTCTTGTTGTTCATTCATACTTTTGTTATTCCCACATTTGTTAGTGCTGTTTTTGGAGAAGTAGCTCTTCTCATCTGTATAGGTCTTAGTAGACCCATTAACTCTCTAACGTGAACATTAGATGCGTTATTTTGCAAATTTGCTATAGATGTTTTTATTGTCGGCGAATTATATAGTTGAAGTTGTGGGGCTCTCTGGGCAACTGTTCTAGATTGTCCTCTAACTAATTCTTGTATGGATCTAGGTGTAGGATATTGACTAGTTTGGAAATGTGGTGTTTCACTTTTTTCTTTTTTACCTTTTACTGTCTGATATATCTTAGCGGCTTTTTTAAAAGTATCCATAATATCTCCCCCTCCGCTACTATACTTTGGAACAAACCCCTCATCTATAACTTCTATTTCATCTTTTTCCGGTTGTAAATCAACCTGTGGAAGTGCATTTTTTAATGCTTTGTACAAACTAAATTCTTTCATTAACTCTATACCCCCTAGTCTTGTGCCATCCATTCAGCAATCCAATTTCCGATGCCCATTGCTATTGCATCTTTTTGTTGCTGACTGTATATTTTTTGTGTGTTTGCAAACTCCATAGCCATAATACCAACTTCATGCTGTTTCTGCAAAAAGTTTTCAGACTTTTGAAAATTCCAAGCAGCATTGTCCCTATAGGATTGCCACAAATTATTCATACTATTTTGACTAACGTTAAATGCGTTCTGTACGTTTATTCTGTTGGTATCATTTTGTAGAGTTGTATTAACAGTATTTATCTGTCGTCTCCAATTCACATTTGATTGATCAACAGCATACTGCATATTACTATTAAATTTATCTCTTTGATCTCGCATAGCAGCGTTAAATTGTTGTTGAGCATTTACTTCACCTACATTGTATTGTTGTGTAGATGCAATTCTATTTTTATTTGCTGTTTCAACTTGTGATGATAGTTGTGCAAAAAACTCATCTACCTGTAATTGATTCTTTGCATTAAATTGTTGTCTTGCATTTTCTTCTGCAGAATCTTTAAACATAGCTTGTGTTAGGGCATTGTATGAAATAGTATTTCCAGTTTGTCTAGCATCTAAATTTTTAGTTTCTATAGCGAGGAGTGTCTGTGCATTTGTTACAGCCCCCTGCATACGCACAGATAAATTTGCTTTATCCATCGATGCAAAAGTTGCAGCATTTTGTAGTGCTGCTTGTTGTTGGTTATTTAAATTTTGTAATTGTATTCCCGCATACTTGTTGGCATCTTGTGTTGCAATTACAATCCCTG